CCCAAAGAGTTACCGCGCAATAGTTTCAGTCCAAGTCTCTGTGCAACCTCTGTTACTGGTATTTTTTCTGCTTTCTGCAACCACACGGGGAGCTCTCCATATTGAAGATATTGGGAAGGAAGGGGAAGGGGGATTCGTAGTGCGGAAAGTCAGATCAATGTCTTTCGATCTTGTACTTTAGCTTTGCGTCTGCAGTGATAAATATTTGCATAGAAATCCCTGCTGTCTTTCGGCTTCGTTGAGCATACTTGACCAACGTGTTTACCGATACAGGTTCCCTTTCGCCTTTCAATGCATGCCACAAGTGTGTGTGGGAGACACCGAGAACACGTCCTGCTTCCCGATACGAGCCTCCAATCTCATTCAGCAAAGCCTGCAAAGCAGGATTGGTATCGATTGTGAATCGCCCTGTCGTATCTTCATTCTGGAATGACATGTGTTGCTCCCTTGGTGTTCACACCATAGTAAACGGCGCCATCTGTGTCAAAAAAAGTATCTACATTTAGAGGATGCAGAGACAAGATGAATGCTATAAACTTTGATACAATGATATTACTCACATATCGGAGCAGGTATGCCAATCAAAATATCTGGTTTTAATGACGACATTGCCGCGTATAAAGTTGTCCAAGACACAGACTCAAATGCTACTGCAGAACTGGACGTTCTCGGTTCAGGGGGTCGAATATACTCTATTCAAATCAAGAACGATGCTGGAGTCAATTCGAGTCACGTGAAGTTCAAATTGACATCAGGTGCAGTAGAACCCGGAGTCACAGAGCCTGATATGATGCTTATCGCTGGACCAAGCGTTGACATGATGTATTCGTTTCCTGCTGGCTTGACCTTTAGCCAATTGAGTTTTTGGTCAACGTTAAATCCTGCAACTTCGGACCTAACTGCTCCACCAGCCACTGTAGTCACTATTCTTTGTTCTTGAGGTAATCATGGCCGTTCAAAAGAAAGTCGTAGGTCTTCCCTTAATCACCACGATTATTACTGACACTACTTCAAACACCGTTGTGGAAACTGCAGCATCGTCTGCACCCGTACTCTTTTTTGTCGAAGTTACAAATCCAAACAGTGTTCCTGTGTACACAAAAATATTCAATACAAGTGGTGTTGGTAACAGTAATTCTGCTACTACAACTCAACACATCATTATGTTGTATTGCCCTGCAAATACCAGCTGTTACACTTACATTCCTAAAGGCTTATCCCTTTCAACTGGTTTACAGCTGTACTCAAGTACTTCCACTGGAATCGGAGCATCACAAGTCAACCCAACTTCTGATGTAAAGGTTGTGCTTGGACTGAACTTAGCGTAAAAAACTGGGGCGGTTGGACTCGAACCAACAACATCCGGGGTAACAACCCGGTGCGCCTGCCTGTGGCGCCTCACCCCATTTGTGTTCTAAAAAGGTATCTCTTCATCACGATAAGAGTTGTTGGACGGCTGAGCTGGGCGTGACTGTGATTCACCAGCACCGTTTTCAACCTTGTTCATAAACTCCACGTTGCTTGCAACAATCTCTGTAGTCTTGCGCTGGTTGCCCTGTTTGTCCTCGTATGATCGGTTCTGCAATCGACCCTCTACAATGACCTTGGAACCCTTGTCCAAAAACCGTTCACAGTTTTCAGCAGTCTTTCCAAAAACTACGATGCGATGCCAATCAGTTTGATCGACCCATTCGTCACCCTTCTTGACTCTCTGGTTTGTAGCAATACTAAAGTTGCCTA